AAAACGACAAAGAATAAAATCATTACACTAACGTGAGAGCTAACTCACCGGCTCCTTTGATGTACTTAAAAGCCTTGCTTTGATAGATGGAATCAAGAGTTGACGCTGCTCCTTCAAAGAAATTACCCACATCGTTAAGCACAGAGCCATTAACGAAGCGAACAGGAGGATTATCTTTAGGGGGAGCAATTGAGAATTGATTCCCAGAATCTCCATCAAAGAAAATGAATTCGTAATTGTAATAAACAGTGTAATTGCAGACGACTGTAGCTGCAGGCGCTCCAGACACGTAAACGTGAATAACCTGCCATCCAGGGTTTTCCCAAACTGCAACAGTTGCTGGTAACGTGTTATCACGAAACATGCGAGCTTCATTCCCCAAAGGCATTGGAACTAAGTATAAATCTTTACTGCTGAGTCGCGCAAGTGGTATATCAAGCGCAAAATCAGCGGCGGAACTCATACCACTAATTGAAGTAAGAGAGGCGCCATTCATAGGACTAAACATGCGAACAGAAACAGTGCCAGAAGCAGTCAAGGCTGACAAAGGTGTGGTCAGCTTGACACCCCAAGATGTCAATCTCCATCTTCCTACTCCAGTTGGAATCGGCGGCAAAGTTGTGGCACCACCATAAGCACAAGTGCCTGTGGTGATACCGGTTGGCGAGGCAAAGTTTGCAAGTCCTGCGAAGAAAAGACCGGAAATGTCACCCGCAGCTAGAGTGAAGAGGGTGTTGGTTGCGTTGTAAGACCAACCAACCGACTTCGTATAGGAGTTATCAGGCCAACGAGCTCCTTTTGCCTCGGGACAAAAGGGGTTGGAAACGGAACAAACTTGCATTGCCAAAGAACCCTGCTTTAAGGGCGCTTCAGAGGTTCTGCGAGGGGCAGGAGATTTTGGCTTAGGTTTCTTGGCTTTTGTTTGCTCTTTCTTTTTCTTCGACTGTTTATTAGCACACTCAAGGTATTTCATAGAGCAAGCGGTGTACTTACGCACTTCTCTTTCTTTTTGGCGAATTTGATCTAACATTTCTATAATTATCAATTTCATCTCTGGCCGGTGCTCAGAGATGATTTGAAACAAGGCAGGGAATTCAGAATGGCCACCGAATTCACGTATGAAACCCATAACAGGTTCCGGTGGTAAGGGCTCATGCAAAAGCAGAGAAAAACCTGCTTTATACAATCTAGTTCCGTAAGGAACCTTACCAATCGGCCATTTATGACTACAAAATTCTACATCGTTTGTTTCCTCAGCGTCGCGTAACGGAAAACCCAACATATTATAGATTTCTTCTTTTCGAGGGTGTGAACCCTCGAGGCAGTCATCACCAGCACCCATCACCATTGGGTCAACTTTATATCCTCTACTCATCAACCACACATTAACAGCGTATGCCCGACGCGCTCGGGTTTTCGTGTTAAAATTTGACGTCTCGTCTCTCCCCGTACACTGGCCTCCGCTCTTCGTTTGAACAAAAGTTCTACCATTTGAGAGGATGAAAACTTTGTTAAAGTGGCCAGTTTCAAGGCTTAGGGCTATCCGCTCAACTCGTGGGTTTCGACAACCCATTGACTTAAGCGAACTTCGACAGTTCATGAGACCCTCATGAAGAGTTACTGTAGCATCCATGCTAGGAACATCACTAACCATAATAGGGAGCTTGCAAGTGGACATCAAAATTTCACTGTCCTCGCGAGTGAAACCCATTCCAATTGCACTGTAATTTTCAAAACAGTGCTCCTTAAAAGCGACATTAAACTCATTGTGAACAAGCCGCTCCACGCAGGAGGTGACAATGGACGTTGCGTTTAGGCCACGGCCAAATTTGCTTGTTTTAACAGGCTCATTTTTGATTGAAAAACATGAAAAATCACTGCAAAAAGTGTTGTAGTAATCTTCTGGAGTGACACAGCTTGGCCCGACAAGGTCAAGACAAATAATTCTTGCACCAACGGCGTGGACTAAGTCAACTAAATGATTTTCAATTATTCCACCCTTGGTTCTTGACAAAAGGCAAGCGGGGTAACCAGGGTGTTTCGTACGGTCATAGGTGTTTATCACATCAATGATGTCTTCAAACTTTACTATTCCATCACGGAACCAGCAAGGCTGAAGAGATTTGGGTGTCAAATAATCTATGACTTCTTGTGCTGCGTTCAGGTAATGAATACCTTCAGCAGTTTCGTCTCTAAGTTTGCCATACAATTCCTCCAACACAAATTTCTCATCATGATAAGAGTGTGAAGGCAATTTGTACTCGGCGAGTTTTGGACAAGCGGTAACCAGGCTCGTGTAGTCAGAGAAAGGTGGTTTATCTTTTGAAAAACCAGGGCTTTCTGTTCTACCTGCGAACTGAAGGTTCATACTCTCTTGTCCTCTTCTACGGTCCAATTTAATTCTCCCTTTATAATAAAAAGGGTTTAACGACAGCGCCACTGAAATTACCACAGCGGCCTCCCTTAAAAATTTAGCTCAGCATTGCCGGCTTTCTTAAGTTCTTGAATCTTAGCTTTGAGATCGGCAAGCTCTCTAACTTTTGCGTCAAAAAGGTCTTGAGTTCTCTGCAATGTTTTGTTTGCAGTTTCTCGTTCAGCTCTTTGTCTCTCAAGAAATTTCTTTTTGTCTGTTAAAAGTTTCTTCTTCTTCAACAGCAAATGTTTTTCATGCTCATTTGGCGGAAATTTTACCTCCTCCAAAGGAGTCAATGTTACAATATCTCTCAGGTAAATTCCTTCTCCTTCAATCGCGGCAATCTCTTTTCTTAAAACTTCTAACTCATGTTGCATTCTCATCTTGGAAATGTCTTTTGCACTTGGTATTCCTGAAGCCACATCAAGAAACGTAACTTTCTTGGGCAATTCAGACTTAGGTTGCACGTCATGAGCGCGAAGTTTTTCTGGCACTTGAACCTCTCCAGTCTGGAGAAACTGGTCAAATGGGTTGATTGCTGCTTCAACTTCCTCATCACTGAGGTCGTCGAAGGGAGTTGGTGCTGTTGCAGTGGTTCTTATTTTCATCAGTTTCTCTAATTCTGCAAGAAGGTCTTCATCATCTTCATCAGCCACACTTGTCTTTTTAGAACAAGGAATGTAACTAATGTCAAATCTAGGAACGAGAAGATCACCATACTTCAGCGTCATTTCTTTCGAATATGTCACGAAGCCTGGGCCACTTCTCCCCAACCACTCATCACGTGCTCGTAGTTTCTCTTCTCGAGCTGTGTTCTCAGCATAATCACCTTGATCCGCTTCAAAATCATCTTCATCATAGGCTTCAAATGGGTTTGTTTCATCTGCAAGGTACTCATCATACATGTTGTCATAGTGTTCAGCGTCCTCTAAATGGTCGCTGATTTCCCATGACTTTGGTTCTCTCCCGAGATATTCTCTAAGATACGAGACAGCTCCGTCGTAGTCCTCAGCCGACTTCGCTCCGTATCTATGAAATTTCTTTTTATTCTTTCCT